TAGCATGATATCCAATGCGTCGGACAGCAGGGAGGTTGACATAACTATACTTGACCAGAACTCCTGCCCGGAGTGGAAGAGCAAGCTCGCTTCGTGGCAGGGGTCTGGATGGATAAACAATATAATCTTCTTGGGTGATAACATCGGCAAGCTAGAAGGCTTGAGAATGCTGATGAATGCAGTCCAGAGCGAGATCATATCCTATACTGATGACGATGTACTGTTTTATGGGGGTTGGTTGGACAAACAGATGGAAGTGCTGGATGGCATTCATATGTGTCATCTGGTAACAGGCTCCCCGGTCCTTACAAAGTTCAAATGGCACTCTGGCCTTCTTGGATGGATGCAAAATCATGATGAGTATGATGTGAGACTTGGAGAGGTGGGTAAGGAATACCCCATGAGGTGGTTGGAGGATGACGGCCTGTGCAGAGGCATCCCGCCAAAGGAATATCTAAAGATAGTAAAGAAAGATAACGTTGAGCCTTGGATATTGAAGTATGAAGGTATCGAGGCGTGGCTGGTAGGGCATCATATGCAGTTTACTGCCAAACGTAGGATAGTGAAGAAATACTTACCAAAACCATCTAAAGCTCTGATGGGACAAATGAGAGAATGGGATGTGAAAATGGATAAGGAAAAGGTTCTACAGCTTGCTACCTTCGAAAGGACATGCCGACATATGGGCAATGTGATGGACCAGCAGATTGTAGATGATGCAATAGAAATGGAACTCGTTCTATGACTGACATAACCATACAGTGGAGAAGTGTGGGTGCCTGCCCCTTGTGTAGTAGTATCAAGAGACATTGGTATACTGCAAAGCCTTGGAGTACCATTTCAATAAACTTTTGGTTATGTGAGTGCGGGTTGGTATATGCTGACATGGTTCCTGCCAATGATGATGAAGTTGGTAGGTACTATGATGAGTTCTACACCCCTTTAACAGTTGCGCAGTGGGGAATTGAGAGATTGAAAAATAACGAACTGGGCAGGGCGACGAGAATTGTGGATTGTTTTGAATACGAAAAGGTAGAGAGACATCTGGATGTGGGATGTGCATGGGGCAGACTTATGCAAGAAATGCAATCCAGATATAATTGTGTTTCGGAAGGTGTAGACATAAGATGCCTCACTGAGGGCTATAAAGTATATAAGGATCTGGATGAGGTTGAAGGAACCTATGACCTTATAACCAGTCTCCATACTCTTGAGCATATGGTAGACCCGGTGGGGTTTTTGAGGGCTCTCAGGCCATTTTGTTCAAAGCATTTATTTCTTGAAGTTCCGAGCTTCAGACCAGAGATTGGGGTTCTTAGTGCTCACCACTTATTCGGTTTCACTACCCACTCTTTGGAGAAGGCACTTTTGAGGGCTGGATGGTATCCAACGCTTATAAGACAAATCATGCACAGTCTCTCAAGAGACGATGATGGTTTCAGCCGCTGCAAGATAGAATTACAGGCATTTGCGGAGGTGACAAGTGAGTAAGTGGAGTAAATTTTTATATAGATTGAATACAGACGAAAAGGGGGTGGATAAGCTTGAGGATAAGTATGCAGGAAATACTTACCTTGAATTGATGCTGATATGGATAGCAGTTATGTTAACTGCATTGGTTGTTCTCATGATTCTGGGATTAATGGCTTGGTATGGTTAAAAGAGGAAGGCCTCCCGCTACCACAAAGCTCGCCCCTCCGGGAATGAAGTGGTGCAACTACCATAAGCACTTTGCAGAACTCATCCAGTTCAAAGGAAAGGATGGGTATTGTAGGGAGTGTCGTAAGATATACACGCGCCTGTACAGAGAAGCCAATGAAGAGGAAACGACTACAGCGAAAATTTATGGCATTGAGGTGGACATCTTTTGTAAGTATTGTGGAAAGGTATTCCAGATATCTATAGAGAAAGAGCAAGAAACCGGCACGTGGACCTGTCCTCATTGTGATAATGAATGGTCAGGCACAATCAAAGCGAGGTTGAGATCATAATGAATGAAGTTCGATTGACCCTTGATAGTTTTATGTCGTTATGTAAACTAGCGATGCAACTGCACATAGAGAAGGAACGTCTCCGCAAAATCGTGGTGATGCAGAACAATGTCATCGATAAACTCACTTCTGCCTCTAATCACGAAAAGAAGTGGTTGGATGGATATAAAAGATGGTCCAGCGCCGATTTGGATATGCGGGACAAGCACATGAGCGCATTTTGGCCCCCTAGAGGCATGATTCCATAATACCCACAATTAGTCGCCATTTCACCCATAATTGACTTGACATAACATCTGTAATGTGATATAATAGAACTGTGGATATGAATACGTCCACAGGAGGTTTCATATGCTCCCCGGAGCTCCCCCACAAGACAACGTTCCTAAATGGCTAAAAGATTTAATTAAATTTCTTCAAAGCGATAAAATTGGGCAATACTTGAAAACCCATGGGCCCGGTATGGGGAATGAATCCCAATTCGCTGGAAATGAAACTACTCCTCCTGTTGCCTTTCCGCCCCCGAATCTAGATAAATTTGGCGCTCAGCCCAATCTGGGCCAGCCAGCCCTTCCACTTCCCGACCCTTATGCTATGCTCAGAGCTAGGGCCAATCCGCAGAGAGGCAGAGGAACCAATAGAGCTCCGCAACCTCTTAACATGTCTCCATATCAGGGCAGTGTAAATAATCCATATCTTTCACAAAGAGGAAGAGGAACCAATCGAGTTGAAACTCCGCCTGAACTAAGTCAATTATATGGACGAAAAGCAAGGAGTATTACGAATAATAGAGCTGGGGCACAAACAGGCTCTCCGGGCTTTGTTCGTAGAAAACTGCCGAATAGAGACCCGATGAAGGAATGGTTTTTCCAAAACGAAAAAGCTCCAGATTTGAAAAAGTTCAAGAAGTTTCAGGAAGAAATATTTGAGAGAAAATATACAAGCCCTCTTTAATGAAATCATTCTGTGATTGGCTCGAACAGGATAAATTTTTTATCAAAGATGACTGGGATGCGGAGAGGGGATGGGTGTATGAAGGAACCCTCACCTTAGAGCCGCACCAAGATGACATCTTTAGGCATTGCCTTACACCAGATGAGAACGATATCTTCCCTTATACTACAATCATCTATTCTTGTCCAAAAAAGTCTGGTAAGACGACCATTGCCGCCGCAATAGGAGCATATGCTGGAGAAGAGGGGCCGCAGGGGAATGAAGCATATTCTCTTGCAAATGCATTTGAACACTCAATTGCCCGCGCCTATACGGACATGGCATATCATGCACGTAAGCGGGGCATAGCAACACAGAGGGCCCAAATTATCTGGCCCAGTGGTTCCTTTACAAGAGCCATAGCCAGCGAGGCAAAAACCGTGGCTGGCGGGCGACAATTCCTTACTCTGTGGGACGAACTCTGGGGCTATACTTCTGAGGGAAGTCGTAGGCTATGGGCAGAGATGACCCCACCCCCTACAGTAAAGAGCCCCCTTAGGGTTATTGTAACCTATGCCGGATATGAGGGGGAGTCCGAACTGCTTTATGATTTGTACGAGCTGGGGTTCTTGAAGGGTACACCAGTTCCAGAGCTGGCTCATCTGGTAGATACGGATGGGGAGACTGTATGCAGAGCGTCCGGTAAGACCTTTGTTTATTGGGATACTGAGCCGCGCATGCCGTGGCAGACAGATCAATATTACGAAGAGCAGATGACTACCCTGCGCCCAATGGACTTTCTAAGATTGCACCGCAACCAGTGGGTGACATCCGCCGAAGAGTTCATTCCTATCAAGTATTGGGACGAGGCCGCTACATTGGATGGTCCGGTTATCTATCAGCCGGACAGTAAGTACAGACAATTCCCTATATCAATTGGGGTAGATGCGGCAACTAAGCACGACTGCGTTGCCGTTGTGGGATGCTACTACGACCCGGAGAGGGTCAAGGTTGGAGTTGCTTTTCATAGAATATGGCAACCCGGCCCAGCAGAAAAATTTGACCTTACTGTAATAGAAGATTACATCAAAGACGTTTCGAAGCTGTGTACAATAAATGCCGTAGTATATGACCCCACCCAGTTGCATCAGGCTATGACCAACTTGGAGAAGCATGGGTTCAGGGTGGTAGAGTTCCCACAGACGGCAGGCAATATGACAGCGGCCACCCATCACCTGTACGATATTTTGAAGGGCGGTCTGTTCGAGACATATAAGAATGATGATTTGAGGGCACACATTCAATTTGCCAAGGCCGAAATAAAAGGCCGAGGCATGAAGCTCACCAAGCCCACAAAGAAGAGCAAGCACAAGATAGATGCGGCAACTGCCCTTGCGATGGCCGCATATGATGCTGTAAAGCGTGGAGGGGTAAACACCTCCGAAGTTATAAAGATTGAATCCCCATTCGGAGACATATCTGCTGGGAAGAAGACTGTCTACAAAGAAGCCAATCTCCCTGAGCAGTTGAGGAATTAATATGGTATCGAGACCAGATGTTGTAGGCGACATGGCCCTATATGAAATCTTGGATGACTACGCCGAAGCTAAGAACTCCTGTAAGCCTTGGCATGATAATGTCAAGAAATGGAGGAAATGGTATGATTTCGACCACTACGCTGGACGTGGAGAGGCCAAGCCGGGGGAAGAACGATATGAAGACCCCACCCCTACAAACTTGGTGGATACTGCCGTTGGAATCATCTTAGCCAATGATTTAGAGTGGAAGGCTATGGGCTTTACTCCAGACGTAATGGAGGGCGAAGTCACAGGCAAAATTGAGAAATACATTGCTGGCGTCATTGAAATAAACAGCGAAAGAGAAGAACTCGACATCCCCTATGAAGCTGTCTTCAATCTTGTGCGGGATGGGTCGGCAATACTCTATGCCCCTTGGGATGATGTCTTGGCTAAAGACTTGCAGTTTGAGACACAGGTTCCAGATGTGGAGCAGGGAGCTAAACCAGCCAGTGGATTTATGGAGCCTCCAATCCGTACTCAGGTCATTGATTCACTCAAGACTTTCTGGGTCATGGGAGGCCCTCGCAGGTGGGGACAGGTATTTCGAGTAGAAACCATGACTGTCGCTGATGTAGAGGCGGAATATGGTGTAGAGCTAAAAGACTATATCCATTACGAAGATAGGGAGAAGCGAAAGCTAAAGGGAGAACTGATAGATTGCTGGAAGTGGGCACAGAAGGACATACCAAAAGAGCAGGGCATGATGGAGAAGATGCTCGGCAGGCCCCCAGAAATGGAAACCAGGTGGATTGTCCAGCGAGCCCTTTTATTTGAGAAGCAGTTCGTTTGGGAGTTGCAGGACACCCCTTATGATGACTTACCGTACAGTATCGGGTTTTATAAATCCGTAGATAAAGACAAACCGCAAGGATGGACACACAGCATTATTCGTCCAATCGAGTCTACGCTGGAGATGATGGAAAATGCAATCAATAGACGACAGCGCCAGATCACATTGCTTTCCAGTCTCCCCCTTGTCACTAGGGCAATGGCTGGTAGAGTTATTGAAATTGATCCTGCTCTCGGTGGTCATATTCCTCTTCTACCAGACGAAGACATTTCATTCCCGAAATGGCCGGGGAACCCCCCAGACGTAGACCAGCAAATACAGTACTTCCGAACCAGACTACAGCAAGCCGGTTTTTCGGAGCAAGACTTGACTGGCGGAGCGGCTTCTGGCTATGCCTTATCTCAGATAGGGGATGCCAACAAAATAAAGCTCGAACAACC